TGGGGTAATTGTCTTATCCCTACCTATACCTAGCACAGAGTAAAACGCATCAGGTGATTTAGCAGCAACATTAGCAAGGTCTTCCATTGAAAGGTTTAACTCTTTCGATTTAGTTTGGACTATCTCACTAGCTTTATCAGTACCGAACAACTCTTTCATCTTAGAGTCTACAGCCTGAATGTTATCTTGTGCTACCTTCTGTGTGTTCTTCTGGTCTAGGGTTTGAGAGATAAGATCGGACAGCGCTTTCTCATCTAACTGAGGAGTGGTATTCTCCTGAGCTTTCATAGAAGCTTGTAGTTCCTCATGTTCTCTCTTAATACGATCAACCATATCTTCTGCGTTAAGTCTTTTGTCAAGCTCACCACGTAGTTGCTCGTTCTCGGTTTGCATTTGATTAATATATTGATCTGCGTTTTGATAGCCCTTTGCTAATTCTTCAGGACTCTTATACTTTTTACCATCTCCTACATAGCTTTCTAAAAGACTAGTAGTTTCATTAGCAGTATGAATAGTATCTCCATTGGGTTGGTCATCCTCTGGTTTAGTATTGTTATTATTGAATATGTCAGCCACTTGTTTTTCCCTTTCTATCGGTCAATGTAAGGATATCTTTATAAGCTCTTAACTGACCATTACGGTCTGCTTGCTTATAAGCCCAAGAGCTACTTTCATAGTCTGCTTTAGTAGGGCATTCTAAAGTTTGTATTTGTTGTTGGACGATCTCAGTCAGACGGTCTAACAACATGCTGGAGTTCTTTACTGCACTGTCAAGGTTTTCTTTATCTTTACCTTTTAAGTTGCTACTCCATTTTGAGTTAATCATATTACTATTATTATACCACAGTTTCCTCAGGTTGTCCAGAACTTAATTCAGGACTCTCACCTAAAGCTGCTTGTTCTTCATCTAGACTTCCTTGCCCTGCATTCATCATACGTTGTGTTTCTAATTGTTCAGCTACTCTGATGTTAGGTTGTACTAGATTAAACTTCTCTATGTTAAGGAGTTCTTCTATTACTTGAGCAGTCTTAATCCCTGAGATGTGTACATTGATAGCAGGGTCTTGACCTACTGCTGAGTTTAAAAGGTTTAACATGTTCTGGAACTGGTTAGCTCTTTGAGCAAAGTGACGAGCACCTATAGGTCTAATCTTACCACGTGCTGCTAAGTCTTCAGGTGTTATAGTTTCAAAGAGGGCTGCACCAAACTCATCATCTACTACACGAACTACATCAGAGATTTCCATGTTACGTCTAGCTAGTTCAAGCATGTCGTTAATCAATGGCTCTAAGAAGTTACGTTCAAAGTAACTTACCTTATTCATAAACACACGACTAGATGCATTGTCTAGTGTCTGTACTTCAAAGGCTGTCTTCTCTCCCGGTGTACGTATACCCATTGCTTGTCTAGGAGCACCAGCCATCTCTTCCATCTTGTTTTCTAAGATAGCAATCTGTGTGTCAGCATTCAAAGCTGTAGTGTCTGGTCGCATAAACTCTACGTTACCATCTTCTCCAACGTATATCTTCTCTCCCGGTCCGAATGAGAAGTCTTCTACAAAGCCTTGTACCTTAGCTATAGGGTGTGCAATCATATCAAAGACATCAGCTTTTAGATTCTCTAAGTGATCGATACGATACTGCATACCTACTAAGTTATCTAGTGGTCCCATTGCGTACAGGTTATCAGGACGTAAACGCCAGCCAGCATGACGAATAGACTGGCCTCTCCAGCTAGGGTTAGCTACATTACGTATGACACGTTGTCTATCTGCAATCGTAATGATCCTATTCTTTAGGAGTTGTTTAGTTGCTGTATCGTAGATGTCTCCGTGAAACTCTAAGAGTTCTACGTAGTCTGACTGGTAGTACTCAAAGATAGAACCGAAACCATCAATAGTGTAACCTTCAGCTTTGTCTACGTCATGTGTAGATAGACCGCTTACGTTCTGACGTACAGTTACTATATCGTTAAAGACTTCTGCTAGGTAGCCCATCTCAGGATGGTCTTCTATGTCAGCTGCTACTTCACCTAATGATTTGATGTACCTGATAAGCTTAGGTGAGTTGTCAATGCTAGATGCTACAGGGTTAATTAGAACATCGTAGGGGCTTAACCTTACAGCCCTTGGGCCTACGTAGCCCGGATATACTTCACCTGTCTCTTCGTCTATACGTGTTTCGTTAACGTACTCAGTGGTTCCTATTACATTACCGTAATCAATAAAGTCATAGACCATAGTAGACACTATGTTAATGAAGTTACCGTAACGTAGTTTATTTCTAATGTAAGAAGATATTACTTTACGTTTTTCTTCAGCTTCCGCATCTTCGTCATCACCTTCCCATAGAAGCCAATCATCATTTGGAAATAGTGCTGCCATATAATTAGCATGTAAGTTGTCCCTTATCTGACATAGTTTAGGTGTAGTCGTAGAGTTCTTCCAAGGTAAGGTAGCGTTAGAAGTCTTTGTTGTATCTGTAGCAAAGACGTAGTTACGTAGCTCCTTCTTGTCTTCTACCCAAGACCTACGTTGGTTAGCCCACTCTAGGTACTTGTTTCCAATAGCATTAGCTAGAACATCTGGTGTCCCAATATACTCTGCAAAATCTAACGTACGTCCAGCCATGTTATTTATTACCTGTTAAGTTAATCATATTGATCTTGACCAGTTGCTTGACCGCTATCATCTACACCTGAATCAAAACCTCCGCTTTCATCACTACCAGATGATCCGTAGTTTCCTGCTGTAATAGCATCGTTAGCTTGCTGCTTTTGTGCTAACGTAACTGCTTGAGCGTTTTGTTTTGCTTTTTGTAAAACTGGTGGTTCATAAGATACTCTTACTCTGTTTATGTTAAATGGATTTCTTGAAACTTTACTAACTTTATATGCTTTTGCTTTTGGAGCTAAATTTATGTTAGGAGCAAGTAAACCTAAGTTAGGTGCGGCTATTCCAGCATTTCTTAAAGTATCGTAGACTTCCTCTGGAGTTGTAGTAGTCCTTTCCATGCTTTCTGAAAAGGGTCCAAAGCGTTCATAATTAGTTGGGTTAGGGTTACCTTCAAAGTTTTGCCTATTTCGTAGTTCACGTTCTTGTTTAGTTGTCCTACTAGGGTTTACTAATTCTTGATAAGCTTTATCAAGTGTGTCAACACCTTCCTTTACTCCTTCAACTATATCAAAGTCAAAGTCAAAGTCAAAGTTAGGGGTAAGAGCTTTACTTATCTTACTTGAAAAAGTTTCTCTAGCAGTTTTTTTATTAATTATTGTTTCAACTTCCCTAGTCTTTTGTTCTTTTTCAAGAGCTTCAACACTGCCTGACATAGAACTAGTAGCTGCTCCAGTTGCCATTGATATCATAGGAGGAGTAAATAATGTCATCAAACCAAAACTTAAAGGAGCGCCATCTAGTTTAGCTCTTTGAGAAGCAGCTCTTTCACTTATTATTTCATCAGACACTAATGATAAATCCATTTGTGGCATGTCAGCACGACTAGGAGTATACCCTTCACTAATCTGTTGTTCCTCTACTCTAGCTCTAGGACGTAGCGGTTGAGCAGCTGGGCCTACAGCATTCTTAGCTGTACGTAAGTCTTGAGCTGCTGCCACACCTTGAGCAACTGTTTCATATTCTTCAACAAAACGTGGTGGATTAAGGAACTTGTTAGTACTTGAAGGACCAGCTTGAACAGAGGTGTACCCTCTTGATGTTAATGATTTACGTGTTGCCATTACGCTGATACTCCTCCAAATCTACTGTGGTAGACTATATTGTTCTGTGGTCCGTTACTGTTCATATGCATCTGGCTAGGTGGTATAGCTATCTCAATGGCACAAGCTAGGGCATCCTTAACGTCATCGTGTGGAGGATGCTCCTGTGTTAACTCGTCTTCTAAGATTTGACAGTTACCTCCTTGGTAGTGCCAGATAGATAGGTTGTCATACTTAGCTTCTAAGATAGACCTGATACGTTCCTCTTTAGAACCACCATGCCTGTTAGGACTGTGTTCATCTATCGACAAAGATAGTCCATTAGGTTTGATGTAGGAGTTCTTTAGCTCCTGTACAATAGCTTTCTGTGCTGCTGTTACTTCAGCTCTTAGCTTTCTAAAGTCCCACTTAACAAATGCTCGTAGGATGTATGCGTAGTACTCACTGATCTTCTCAGACTTAAACCGTTCTATATCTAAGACATAGTAGTTATGGTTAGGGTCTATGCCTACAACTACTAGAGCTGTTGAGTCAGACCTTTTGTTTAGTGAGTACGCAAAGTCGATAGCAGCAAAGACATTAAGGCGCTGTCCTTTGTAGAACCAGTAACCTTTCTGTCTAGTCAGGTGAGTCC